ATTTTCTAAACAGCCTATGATTGCTGTATTGAGTGCAGAAGATTATGCCAACAGCGAAGTAACAAAAGTTACAACAGCAAACACTGCGGTTGATATTACATTATGGGGATATGAATATGCCGGTGGTGATAATTACTACGCAAATAATATTCAAGATTATGCAGAGAGTCAAGTGGAGTCCTTATTACAATTCCAAGGAACAACTTCAGTAGATATATCTACATTATCATAAAGAGGAAAAAAAATGTTTTGGAATAAAGATACAGATATTGATGTAGATCAATTGAGAGAACAATTAACAATTGATGAAGGAAAGGTAAATGAAATTTATCATGACCATCTTGGTTATGCTACTTTTGGCATCGGGCATCTTGTGCTTGATTCTGATCCAGAAAACGGACAAGATGTTGGAACACCAGTATCAGAAGAAAGAGTAGTTGAATGTTTTGCCAAGGATGTAGAAACTGTAGTTGCTGACTGTAAAATATTACATGAAGGCTGGGATGGATACCCTCAAGAAGTCAAACAAGTTGTAGCCAATATGATGTTTAATATGGGCCGCACAAGATTATCAAAATTCAAGAATCACAATAAAGCTTTAGCTGCTGGTGATTGGAAAGAAGCCGCTGTTGAGGGTAGAGATTCTCAATGGTACAAACAAGTTACTAACCGAGCCGAGAGATTAATGGTTCGTTTAGAAAATGTATAAATAAATTTACTAACAATATAATATGGAGAATACAACATGCCAGTAAATGACATCATCCAACAAGCGTTTGACAATAACCCGCTTAACCTTAAGAAAGCTTTTGACGACGAAATGACAAGTCGTGTAAGAACAGCTTTAAATCAGAAATATCAAGATATGACTGATGAGCATCCTGAAGTTGCCGAAGTCGAAGCAATGGGCTCTGAAGATACTTTTGACGAAGTCGATGTACATTCAGGTCAAGCAGTAGAGTCAGTAGAAACACCAGAAAAAGACTAATATGTTTAACCAATTGTTCATAGGAATCATATTGGTGCTCAGTCTAGGTAGCTATTGGTTATACTCAGAAAACCAAACTCTTAAGATAAACAATTCAAAATTGGAAGGCGCAGTAGCAGAACAAAAAGCTGCTATTGTTGCTATCCAAGAATCGTTTGCGAAACAAGGTAAATCTTTACAGAACCTTCAACGCGGTTATAATCAAATAGAACAAGAGAAAGATCAATACCTTGCTATATTTGCTAAGCACAACTTAGATAAGCTTGCCCTTGCTAAGCCTGGGCTAATTGAACTGAGAATTAACAATGGAACGGCAACAGTATTTGGAGATATAGAGAATGACAGCAAAGCTATTAGCGAGCTTGACGCTCCTGACGTTCCTTAGCGGTTGTAGTACCCTACAGAATGTCTTTGGTTCAAAAGAAGTCGAGATTATAACAAAACCTATAAAGATCGAAATCTTACAGCCTACACTACCACGACCTATCGAATTAGATAATCCTAAGTGGTATGTTGTATCAGAAGCTATCGTTACAAACCCTTGCCAAAAGCAAATGAAACTCGACGAGAACGGGAATCATATTGTTAAAGAAGATGGCACCCATCAAACATTCAGACCAAAGACTTGCGATCTTTTAGATCGCGAAAATCCTTCATGGCCTGTAGGTTATACTTACCTTGATAGATTCCTCGACGATATGAAAAAGTTGAATGGAGGTGATGTAGTGTTCGTTGCAGCCACCATTGGAGACTATGAGCTGATGTCGAAGAATACGCAAGAACTCCGTAGATACATTCGTGAATTGGGCGAAGTCATTGTTTATTATAGAAACGTGACAATCGACGATGAACCTGCATCTGGTATCCAAGTTCAGAAGAAATAAACTCTATTTAACTCTGAATAGTAGGATATCGACCCTAACCTATTGATAAATAACTATTGACATAACATGCTTAATGTGTTATAATAACAATTAAGGAATACACTGATGCCTGACGAATTAAACGCTGTAAAGACTGACGTTGCTTTAATTAAAAAAGATATAAAACAGATCGGTCGATTCTTCGACAAGGTCGACAACGCAGTAGACGCAATGGCAGGCATACAAAAGGCATTGGCAGTTCAAAATCAGATCATTATGAACTTTAATGATAAGCTTGAAAAGCAAGCAGAGTCGATTGAAGAGAATAAAAGATTAGACAAAGAACGTTCAGCTGTATTAGGCGATAGAATGGAAGTATATCGTAAGTCGTCAAAAGAAGATCATCAACGTATACATGATCAGAATCAACTTCATCGTAAAGAGCGTAACGAAGAAATCATAAAAGAATTAAGACATATTGATAGTAAGGTTGATAAACGTCTTACGGTGATAGAAACAAAATTAGCTGCTGTTGAAAGGTGGAAGTATTACATGATGGGTATATCTGCTGCCGTTATCTTCATCATATCAAAATTGGATATTACCTCATTTATTAGTTGACAGCGTGCTAAAAATTTGTTATAATAGATTCCAATAACAGATATTTCGGATTTTATATATTATGCTTGACTTTGTTGATATCCAGTACGCCCAACATTTGGCGGGGCGACTCGACCGATATCGTATCAAAAACACAAACCCTTACAAGATCAACTTTCGTTGTCCCTTGTGTGGGGATTCTAAAAAGAACAAATCAAAAGCCCGTGGTTGGCTACTTGAACGCGAGAACAAGTTGTTCTATTTCTGTCATAACTGTGGTGCAAGCCATATCTTCGGCAATTTCCTTAAGGTTGTCGACCCATTAGCTTATAATGATTACGTTGCCGAAAAATTCATTGGCAAGGCAAATAATACTCCGGAAACAGCAACATCAACTCTAGAGTCAACCAAATTTACCCAACCAAATTTCTCTCATGGAGAACCATTAAAAAAGTTAAAAAAAATCAGCCAGCTTGAACATTCCCACCCAGTAAAGAAATATATAGATAAAAGGTCTATTCCTTCTAAGCACCATTACCGACTCTACTTTGCACCTAAGTTTAAGGAATGGATAAATGGAATAGTACCAGGTAAGTTTGAGAACGTCAAGTATGATGAATCTCGACTCGTAATACCGTTCTTAGATAAAGACGGCAAATGTTTCGGAGTATCGGCAAGGTCAATGGATCCTAATGCGTTTCTTCGTTATATTACTATTATGTTTGATGAAGTACCTAAACTGTATGGACTCGACAAAGTAAACTTTAACGAAAGGTATTATGTCGTTGAAGGCGCTCTTGATAGTATGTTTCTATCAAACGCAATCGCAATGAACGGAGCAGATGGAAATACTAATTCGCTCGAAAGGGTGGATAATGCAGTCTTCGTCTTTGATGCTGAACCTCGTAATTTAGAGATTCACAAAAGAATGGAGAAGATTATCGATGCAGGACATAGTGTGGTTATATGGCCACATAATATACCTGGCAAAGATATTAATGAAATGGTTCTCGATGGAAGTATATCATGCGTTGAGAGTCTAATGAGAACAATTACGTATAAAGGTTTAGAAGCTAAACTAAAATTTCAACAATGGAAAAGGACATAAGTATATAATGAAGGTTAAATTGATTTCCCACAGTCAAGTACAAGATCTAGTTGGATCACCAAAAGAAGATCTTAAAAATGATTCGTCACTGTTAGGTTTAGTGGCTTATTGCGCAAGAGTAAGTAATCCTAGTAATCAAAACAATACAGCAACAAACAGCAAGCTTGTCAATTATTTGGTAAAGCATAAACATTGGTCGCCTTTAGAAATGGTTAGTGTTTGTTTAGAAATAGAAACGACAAGAGATATTGCTCGACAGTTACTCAGACACCGCAGTTTCTCCTTTCAAGAATTTAGTCAACGATACGCAAACCCTCTCGAAGATTTAGAGATGGTAACTCGTGAGGCAAGATTCCAAGATCTAAAGAATCGTCAGAACAGTGTCGCAATTGATCCTACAGATGAAAAGCAAAGAAGAATAGCAGAAGATTGGAATATGAAACAAATGGCGTTCATTAGACAATCAAAAGATTTATACCAATGGGCAATTGACTCGGGTATAGCAAAAGAACAGGCAAGGGCTGTTTTACCAGAAGGTAATACAGTTTCAAGATTATATGTTAACGGTACATTGAGATCATGGATTCATTATATTGAATTACGATCTGGAAATGGAACTCAACTTGAACACATGGAAGTTGCACGCCGTGTTGGTGAAGTAATTACTAACGTCTTTCCCTTAGCAGAAAATTACATACAAGAATAATAACGGAGTAGAGAATGCAACATTTAGGAATTGAAATCCAAACAAAGAGGGATAAGACATTATCAGAACAATCATTTAAATTGTTAAAAGATTATTATTGTCGTGATGAAGAGAAGTCTCCGCAGATGGCTTTTGCCAGAGCTGCAGTTGCATTTTGTGGTGGTAACATGAAACTTGCCCAACGTATATATGATTATGTATCTCAAGGTTGGTTTATGTATTCATCTCCTGTACTGTCTAATGCAGTCTTAAAAGGAGAAAAAGTAAAAGCGTTGCCAATTAGTTGTTTCTTAACTTATGTACCTGATACCTTAGACGGATTGATTGACCATACTGCAGAGTTGCGATGGTTGTCTGTTAAAGGTGGCGGAGTAGGTGGTCATTGGTCAGACATTCGAGCCGTATCAAAGAAAGCTCCAGGACCGATGCCGTTTCTACATACAGTTGATGCTGATATGGTTGCGTACCGTCAAGGCAGAACAAGAAAAGGTTCTTATGCAGCTTATATGGATATTGACCATCCGGATATTGTAGAATTTATTAATATGCGTATTCCAACAGGAGACGTAAATCGAAAGAATTTAAACCTTCATCATGCAGTGAATTGTACTGATGCGTTTATGGAAGCAGTAAAAGAAGGAAAGCAATGGGGTTTATTGGATCCTAATGACCAAACAGTTCGTGAAATGGTTGATGCTCGTAAGCTATGGGAATTAGTATTAGAAACAAGATATCGTACAGGTGAACCGTATGTTAACTTTATTGATACTGCTAACGCATCATTACCTCAATCTCAAAAGGACTTAGGTTTATCAATTAAAGGATCTAATCTATGTAATGAAATACACCTTGTGACCAACGAAGAAAGAACAGCAGTATGTTGTTTATCTTCAGTCAATTTAGAAACATACGATGAATGGAAAGATACGAATATGGTTAAAGACCTTATCGTATTCTTAGACAATGTATTACAGTTCTTTATTGATAATGCAGGTGACGAAATCAGTAAAGCAAGATATAGTGCAACACAAGAAAGATCTTTAGGTCTCGGTGCAATGGGATTACATTCTTATTTACAGAAAATGAATATTGCATTTAATAGTCAAGCTGCTATTGATGCTAACGAAGAGATCTTTAGTACCATTAAACAAAAGGCAGTTGAGGCAACATTGGATATGGGTAGACGACGTGGCGAGGCTCCTGATATGAAAGGAACTGGTCGTCGTAATGCTCATATGTTAGCAATTGCTCCTAATGCAAATAGTTCTATGATAGTTAATACATCGCCTTCTATTGAACCTTGGAAAGCAAATGCGTTTACTTCAAGAACAAGAGTGGGTAGTCACTTAAATAAAAATCCATACCTAGAAAAAGTATTGGCAGATTTAGGCAAGAATACAGATGAGGTATGGTCAACTATTATTACCAGTGGTGGCTCAGTTCAACATCTAGACTTTCTAGATGATCATATAAAGAACGTTTTTAAAACGGCAATAGAATTGGATCAACACTATTTAATTAAGCTAGCAGGAGATCGACAAAAGTATTTATGTCAAGGACAAAGCTTGAATATCTTTTTCCCAGCTGGTGCAGAAAAGAAATATTTACATTCAGTCCATTTTCAGGCGTGGGCAGAAGGATGCAAAGGATTATATTATTTAAGAACAGAATCATCAAGCAAGGCAGAAAACGTTTCTCAGAAAGTAGAACGCGAAAAGTTAGATGATATTATTAACCCAAACTCAATTAAGTTCAGCAACGGCTCGGAGGAACAACAAGATGAGTGTATCGCCTGTGAAGGATGATAGAAAAGTAGGAAAGAAAATGGAAGTATTAATTTATACTAAATCAAATTGCCCATTTTGCGAAAAGGCAAAAGCATGGTTTACACAACATGGATTTGGATATACACAGGTTGTGTTAGACGATGAAGAACAGAGGCTCGCGTTTTATCAAAGAATCTCTAACGGTAAGGAAGTAAGATCTGTACCGCAAATCTTTATTGACGACAAACATATAGGTACGTATAACGACCTTATGGCAATCTCAGATACGTTAATTAAAAAACAAGGTGGTCTAATGGAATTCAGTGAGACGTATAAACCGTTTCATTATCCTTGGGCTGTTGAAATTACAACAAGACATGAAAAATGTCATTGGATCGAAGATGAATTAGATTTGTCTGAAGATGTTGCTGATTGGAAAGGCGGTAAGATTACTCAAATAGAGAAAGATTATATTACAAACATTCTAAGATTGTTTACTCAGTCTGATGTTGCTGTTGGCCAGAACTATTTTGACCAGTTTATTCCCAAGTTTAAGAATAACGAAATTCGTAATATGTTAGGATCGTTTGCAGCAAGAGAAGGTATTCATCAACGTGCTTATGCGCTATTGAATGAGACTTTAGGTTTACCTGATAGTGAATATCATGCATTCTTAGATTATTCTGAAATGGCTGATAAGATTGACTATATGCGTAAGGCAGATACAAATACTTTACGTGGTCTAGGATTATCAATTGCTAAATCAGTATTCAACGAAGGTGTTGCTTTATTTGCTTCTTTCGTTATGTTACTTAACTTTCAACGTTTCGGTAAAATGAAAGGTATGGGTAAAGTA